CGTCGTGACTGCCCGCCGGGAAGCTGGCCACCTCCTCGATGACTTCTTCTGCCCAGTGGGTGTTGGGTGCCCAGACCCTGCCGGAGGCAAAGATGTCGCTGCAGGCGTTGAGGCGACTAATCTTGTCGTTGCCCTTGGTAGGGGTAAAGTCCTGCACAGGGATGCCCATGGCCCGCATTTCGTACACCAATGGGGCTCCGGACGCCTTTTTTTCAATGATGACGCTGTCCGGCTGCCATTCGTTGTACTCCTGTATTGCCTTCTGCTTCAGGCGCGGAAACTCCATGCGCTCCCGGAAGGCGTTAAGCAGGATGATGTTGGCCTGTGTGGTGCCTGTGTCCGGATCGTCCCGGTAAAACACACCCCACGTAGTCAGCGCCGAATAGTCGGCACGCTGCGACTTCTCGAAAGCCGTATCCCACGACTGCAGGGTGAACTCGATCTGCGGCGGGTCCTCGTGCGGCCACTTCTGCCACCACTCCCGCTTGATGATAGCGCTGGTGTCGCTGGTTGGCTGCTGCTGATACTGCGCCATCCACTTGGAGTTCGGAAGCTCCTCCTTCAGGGCCTCCAGTTCTTTCAGCGGCCAGAACTCGGGCCACGTCGGCTTGCCTGACGGCAGGATGGCCGGGAACTCGATGACCTCCCAGTCCTCACCACCCCGCTGTGCAGCGGCCTCCAGCACGCGTCCGACGAGGTCCCGCTTGGACCAGCGCGTCATGATGATAACAATAGCCCCGCCGGGCTGCAGGCGCTGTCTGGGGCCGGAAGTGAACCATTCGTAGGTCTTGTCGTAGATTTCCGGGTTCACCTCGGCCAGTGCCGCCTCTTGTTCAGAGTGCGGGTCGTCGATGATGAGCACGTCAGCACCCTTGCCGGTGACGGCACCGGAGATACCAATGGCGAAGTAGTCGCCGCCTGCACTGGTGTTCCAGCGTCCAGCAGCCTTGGAGTCGGACTGCAGTTGCAGTTCGGGGAAAACCTTGCGGTAGCGGTCGGTGTCGACGAGGTTACGCACCTTACGACCGAAGCCCACGGCCAGTTCTGCGGTGTGCGACGCTTGAATGACCTTCTTGCCGGGGTGATTGCCCAAAAACCATGCAGGAAGCAGGAAGGAGCCGAACTCCGACTTGGTGTGTCGTGGTGGCATGCAGATGATGAGCCGCTTCAGCGTGCCGTTATTCACCCGCTCAAAGGCCTCGCCGATGATGTTGTGGTGCCTGCCGTCGATGAACCCGGGCCACATCTGCTTGACGAACGGCACGAACTTCTTCTGCGCCTGTTCCTGCTCTCGCAGTTCAGTCAGCTTGTCCAGTTCAGCCAGCAGCTGCTCTTGCTCCCGCATGGTCAGCAGCGGGAGGACTTTCTCGATGTCTTTTAGCGAGGCGGCGCTGTAGCCCACTAAGCACCTTCAGGAGGTGTAACGGGCGGGGTGGCTGGCCTGCGCTTCACGGCGGGAGCCTTAACTGGCTCGTCGAAGATGTCGTGTGTTGGTGTTTTTGGCGTCACGTCGATGATGTTTGCGTTCATCAGGCGCTGGACACGGTCGCGGATGGCGCTTTCAAGCTCGCCGGGGCTCTTGTAGTTGATGGTAACTTCGCTGCGCTCGGTAAACAGGCCGATGTCGGAGTGCCTGCCCAGCAGTTCCAGCGCTTTCAGCTCGTATTTGGTGTCGCCGCAATCGGCGATCTCGACCAGTTTGTTGGTAATGGCTGTGCGGATACCCACCGCGTCCATAGCCAACTGGCTTCCGTAGGTCCGCAGGAAAGCCGCTGTAGTCAACGCCATGTTAGGGTCGCGCATGGCAGCGTAGTCCTGCTTTTTCAGGGCTTCCGTGAACTTCTTGTTGTGGTCTTTGGCGAAGTCGAGGTCTGGCTTGATGCCCAGCGCAGCGCCCAGCACCTGCTGCACTTCAGCAGTGTTGCCTGCCACCGCCATTTCCTCAAGAAACGACCCGGTCGTGTCGTCACTGACGTCATAAGGGACGCGGTGTTCTCGTGTGGGCTCTATTTCGACCACTGATTTGTCTTTGTGTAAGCAGCTGCGAAGCAGCCCCAGTGGTCCCGCTATACATCGAACTTCTGGAAACACAAATACACCCCCCGGGGGGTCTGGTTTTCAAACAGTGACGGGGGGGTTTTCTATGTAGCTCGCGCCTGCCCAGTTTACTTTGTGTGTTTGCGCCTGCCCAGTTTACTTTGTGTGTTTGCGCCTGCCCAGTTTACTTTGTGAACTTAGTTGGCTTTGGGCGGGGGTAGTTGTTTGTGCAGATTACTAAGTAAGCGCGCGGGCCGGAGTCCCAACTGCCATTTAGGGGGGTGCCCCCTCGCCCCCCGCCGCGTCACGCGATATACAAGCGACCCCCCACCCCCTAGGCCTTTGATTTCGTTGAGCTTTCTATATACAGATTTGTATAGGTTGACTTAGTAACCCCTATCCCTCACCTTGATTGAACCGGCGGCGCTTTGCCGTCCGGCTTTTGAAAGGGACTACGCTATGACTATCAATCAGGACGACATGGCCAAGATGTTCGCTGCGTTCATGGCTTCGCATACACCGGCCCCGGCCAAGATGACTAAGGCGGAAGCCGCTAGGGCCAAGCGCATGGCGGCTCATACCCTCTCGCAAGAGGCGCAAGAGGAAGTGGCGGAGGCGGAAGAGGAAGCCGCCGACACTGGCGCTAACACCCTTCACGCCCTGCGTCATGGCGCTGTGTCCGGCTATGGCGCAATCACCCGCTACGGCGTCGGGTTGAACAAAGCCTTTGGCAAGGGATGGACCCTCCTCCGCAAGGGTGACGGCGGCAACGCCGCTGCAATGTGGGAACGCGTTGAACAGGAGCGGCGTTCGTTCGTGGCGCTTTGCAAGAGCCGGGGCATCACGAACCCCGCCAACTATTGGAGCAACGCGAAGAAGGCCGCTGTCGCGGCGGAAGGCGGCGCGAAGAAGGGAACCCCGGAAGCCCGGCCCCTCAAGGCCCGCATCCTCGCCGACGCCGGGAAGCTTCTGGTCGCTCTTTACCGTGACGCGGATAACGGCAAGCAAGCCGCTAACGTCAAGAAGGCAGGCGAGCTTCTGGAAGGCGCGATACAGGCCCTTGGCGGCGACCTCGCCCCCCTCAAGGCCCAAGCCAAGAAAGCCCTCCCGGGACAGCCCAAGGGCTCCTAATCTACCTAGCCGGACCCGCAAGGGTCCGGCTTCCCTTCCCTCTCTTGAAAGCTAGTCAGATGCAAACCGCTAACGACGCCCTCTCCGCCATCCTCCGCCTTGCAGCCTGCGGCACATACGCCGATATGCGCCCCGCCCACAACGCCTTCTGGGACGTTATGGACACTTGCTCCGATGACCTTGCCCGCGAAGTTGTTTATGAAAATGCCCGCCGCGCGTTCCGCGATTATGCTCATGAGGCTGGCCATAGAACACACTTGGCGAACGCCCGCTGGTATAGGCTAACGCGCGGACGCTAACCCTCCCCGCCTCCAACCCCTTGGACCCCGCGCCGAAAGGCGCGGGGTTTCTTTTTGCCCAAACGAGACCGTTCCTTGGGGCTGACAGCGTAGTCGCCGCTTGGCCTTCACGCCGTGCAGATGGCAAACGAGACCGTTCCTTGGGGCTGACAGCGTAGGCGCGGGCATACAGATTTGTATATGCGGACGGCGTTTGCCTTGTGGTTGACATAGTAACCCTAAGGGCCTATACTCTTTCTTGTCGGGGGCATTCCGTCCTCGCGCAACCGAAAGAGACTACCATGACCACGCAAGCTGAAATGATGAAGGCCTTCGCCGCTTGGATGCAGACGCAGGAAACCCCGATGCAGACCGCGCCCGCCGAGACTGCCCGCGCCAAGCGGATGAAGGCCATGCAGGTCGCCAAGGACGACGCCGATACAGAAGTGTATGCGGCGGAGGCGGAGGCCGCTGACACTGGCAAGGATACCCTGCACGCCCTGCGTCATGGCGCTGTGTCCGGCTATGGTGCTGTGCAGAAGTACGGCGTCGGCATGAACAAGGTGTTTGGCGCGGGCTGGCCGCTGTTCACCAAGGATGACGCCAAGTGGGAGGCTGTGCAGGTGGAGCGCAGGGCTTTCGTCGCCTTGGGCAAGTCGCGGGGGCTGACTAACCCTGCTGTGCACTGGGCGAACGCCAAGAAGGCCGCGCTGGTCGCTAGCGGCCACGCCAAGAAGGGCACCGTCGAGCCTCGCGCGATCAAGGCGCGGCTGCTGGATGACTGCGGCAAGCTGTACGTGGCTATCCTGCGCGACGCCGATGCGGGCAAACAGGCCGCTAATGTCCGCAAGGCGGGCGAACTGATCGCTGGCGCTATCCAGCACCTCGGTGGTGACCTTGCCCCGCTGGTCGCGCAGTCCAAGAAGGCGCTGCCCGGTCAGCCCAAGGGCAGCTAACCCCTAACGTATCCCCCTACTGACCCCCGGTGCGAAAGCGCCGGGGGTTTTCTTTTGTCCGTTGTCTAGTGGCAAACGAGACCGTTCCTTAGGGCTGACAGCGTCAGTTATACAGATGTGTATTTAGGACAACTCCATAGTCGGCGATGCCGGTGCAGGTTTTGGGTCGCCATCTCCCCAAAGTACGCTTGCTTCAGAGACCGCTTGCAAACGTAAACGGAAACCTAGCGCGGCAGCGGCAGCGGCGAGGGTGTTCAGGGTTGGGTTTGTGCCTTCCTGCTCCAACCGCACGATGGTCCTCCACGGAAGCCCTGACTCCTTAGCCAACCTGTAGTGTGTCCAGCCCAGCTTCTCCCTTGCGGCGATGAAGCCTCGGGCCACAGACAAATGTTTAGTCACATAAACCTCCATACAAATGTGTACACAGCGGCTAGTCACCATGGCATACACCACAACGTCATTGCTATGACGTCAGTGACACCGTGGCATACACTACAACGTCACGCAAGCCCGTAATGCCATTACGGGCCGATTACGCGGAAAAGCCTTATAGATCAACGCGGTAAGCGCGTAAGGGGTTTTCCGGAGTATAAGGGGGATTTAGAGGCAGAATATCTCTTACAACGTATATATACGCTGCACCGCATATGTGAGGCCCGCGTGGGGGGTTATATATATATATATTGTCTTACTTTCTTACACACACCACTCTCTCCTTACCACCACTGCATTTGCGCCGTAATATTCCTTGTAAGAAACACACCCTTTTTCCTTACGCCCTTACACCCCCAAAGCCCGCCCTCATTGAAGTTGCTAAAAGAGACCCGCTCCCTCTATACGCCACAGCGCATAATCATTATACGCTACACAGTATACCATACGCTCTACCGTATATTCCCCATTTACACGCTGCACCGCATAATCTAAAACGCCTCGATACGCTCCACCGTATAAGCCAGAAACCCTCACTCCACGGAGGAACACCCCATGTACCGAGCCTTCCTGTTCAAGTTCTTCGCTGCCGACCTGCGGCGAGTGCGTAAAGCGCGCAAACTGACCCAAGCCCAACTCGCCGAAGCCAGCGGTGTGCGGCAAGCCACGATCTCCAAACTGGAGAAACAGACCAGCTGCGACGTGAACGTAGCCACACTGGAAAAGCTGGCCGCTGCGCTCCACGCCAACCTGCGGATAGACCTGACCCTTGCTGACATCGCAGCGAAACCCAAACCCGAACCCACACAGAAACAGTGGCAAGACCTGACCGCTTATGAGGAGGAGCGGCTGCGGCAGCTGACTGGCCACACCCTGATAAATGAGGTCGTCCGGCTGCAGGACGGCGGCAAGTGGGTGCCTGACGAGTTACTGCCAGAACACCTGCGGGGCTACGACCCTGCGGACGACGCAGAATGAGAAAGACACCAGCACCAGTGCTGCACTGGCCCAAGCTGTTCGAGGGTGAGCTGCACACAGACCACGGCAACGGCTACAGCTATAATGGCAATGGCTACGGAGACAGCTACTACAGTTCTGAAGGCACAGACCTAGGCCGAAGCAACGGCGACGGAGAAGGCACCGGCTCGTGGTGCGGCAACGGCTACGGCAACGGCAACTGTTGGGGAGACGCCTAAGGCTACACCAAATGAGGGGGGTTGACATAGAACACCGCCTGTGGTACACTAATCTTGGTCAGAAATCCGACCAGTGACACGAAGCGAAAACCAAACCCCGACCATACAAATCTGTATGGCAGCTATAAGGAGCACTACAGTGATCAAGTGGAACGCATCGGCTTTCGCCGCGCTGCAAGAGCCTGCCGCATACCCCACCCGCGCAAGGGAAGCAGCGGATAACGTGAGCCACTACCTCTACGCTGCCGACGAGGCCAAGCAAGCCAAGGCAGCAAAGCGCGCAGCAGCCCGCCGGGTCAAGGCCCGCATCGGCGTCAAGGTCTTCTCATGGGAGATGGGACAATGAGATTGCCGATCTGCGCGAGCATGTGGGGAACCCCCAAGCAGTACTACATCCCTGTGCGCCTCCCCGATGGGACCTATGAAGTCCGTCGCGTGTGGCAGTCCGGCATGGGTTGGGACGTCGTGGCTACCGCTACCAACGAGGCCCGCGCCAAGATGCTGGCCTACACCTACGGAGAGGGACAATGAGCAAGAAGCTGGCCAAGAAGCTGAAGCGCAAATACGTGGACGTGCCCATGCAGAAGGAATGGATGCGGTGGGCTGTCCCCTTCGGGGAGATAAACCCTGTCGTCATGGCTTGGTTGGACCGCTTCCCTAGCTCTCTGGCTTCCTACACTGACGACCAGTCGGAGAACCCCTACATCTACAAGCCCGACGTGAAACCCAACCCGGTGGAGCCAGCCGACCGCTGGCTGGTCGAAGACCTCGACACTAACGCAACCTGCTGGGACGACCAGATGGATGAGATGTGCAGGGACTTCCACACCCTGCGTGACCGCCTCGCCTACGTGAAGGACAACGACCGACTCAAGCTGGTGGATGAACTGCTGCACCGCGTGATCGAGGTGCGCTGCCAGCTGGACACCATGAAGAAGGAGCAAGACCAGTGAGAGCGTTCTTCCGACGCCTGTTCTGCCGCCACAAGTTTCAGTGGTCGCGGCGGTTATCCAACACCATCACCTGCCGCACCTGCGGTAAACGCAAGTCTGTGTAAGGAGCAACACAATGACTGACAAACCTAACACCCGCCCGTGGGATGACCCCGAGGAAACCGACGAGGAAGCCATGCTGGCGCTGCTCTACGGGAAATACCCACGGATGCTGGAGGACATGGAGTTCTACGTCAGCATCATGAACAGGGGCGCGTCGTTCTCCATTGCCATCGTCAAGGTGCTGCACTGGTTGTGCCTTGGGTTTATCCAGCTGCACATCCGCACCCCTCGCTGGGTGAAGGTAGTATTTAGCTGGCCAAACCTGCTCGGCTACGCCGCTGCCGCTATGGTCATGTGGCTGTTTGTGTGGTGACAGCCCCGGTCCTCCACTGGCCCAAGCTGTTCGAAAGTCAGGTTGGCTGGAAGAAAACAAGCTACGGCATGGGCTACGGCAGGGGCAAAGGCTACGGCTCGGTCAACGGTAACGGCAACGGCAACGGTAACGGCGACGGCTACGGCGACGGCTACGGCGACGGCAGCGGCAACGGCAGAGGCTAACCAGCCGTGTAAACTTACACGCAACACAAGAAGGAGCAATGCTATGACTACCCAACGCAGGACACCGCAAGGCTACACCGGCTTCGTGGAAACCGCTGCTGATACAGATATGTATGCAGCACCCAAGGACTACACCGACTGTACCCGGACCAACCCTGACCTCGAAGCCACACGGGAGCGGTGGAATAACCTCTACTGCGACAGTCTGGTGCCGCCATTGGCCCCGCGCTTCGCTATCAACCCTATCTGGCCAGCCCTGTGGGTCATCGTGATCGTCGGCCTGTGCCTCATCGCTGCAGTCGGGTGATGGTGGTCCTCCACTGGCCCAAGTTGTTTGAAGGCCGCGTCAGCCAAGAAGGGGCGCCAGCTTATGACGGCTACGGCTACGGCAACAGTGCGGGTATGGACAACATTTTTGGCTACGCAAACGGTAACGGTAGGGGGCGCGGCTACGGCAGCTGGAACGACGGCGACGGCGGCGACAACAACTCCAGCGACGGCTACGGAGACGGTTGGGGCTACATCGGCAACGGAGGGAGCAAATGAAAGGAGCACCCGTGCTGCACTGGCCCAAGCTGTTTGAAGGCTGGGTGCTGACTGGCGAGTATCGAAACCACGGCGACGGAGAACTAACCGGAGACGGGCTGGGCGGCGGCTACATAACTGGCCAGCTACTCTTAAAGGGTAACGGCACTGGTGATGGCTACGGCAACGGCAAGGGTAGCTTAAACAACGGCAGAAACGACACGATGGGAGGAGGAGCCTACGCCTACAGCTACGGCAACGGCTGGTCTAAAAGAAGCATGTAAACTTACACTCAACACAACAATATAGAAGGAGCAATACTATGACTTGGGCAACTGGAACGGCTGACGCGCCACGCCTCTGCACCTATCAGGAGGCTGCCGCACATGAGGCGAAAGTCATTCCCATCCGGGGCAGGACGCCAGAGTGCAAGCCGCTAGGCCGACGTGACTGCGTGGGCCTCACCATCCGCAAGGAGAAGCGCAACATCGTCGTGCAGTCGTGGGGCATCACGGTTACCTACCGCCCCGGCGGGGCTATCGACATACGGGTAGACTATCGCGCGTCCAACGCTGACAGGACGCTGCTGCGCCGACTGCTGGGTGTGCAGATGTACATTCGCGACGGCATCACATGGATAAGTGCGCTGGACCCGGCCACGCCGGAACAGCAGCGGGTTGGCTTCTACCCCATGAAGGTCAAGTGGATGGAGCCTCCCACCAAACGCTACCGCCTCAAGTATATGCTGGCCACCCTGCGTCCTGTCGAGAAAACCCCCGCGCCCGCCAACTACTACAACAAGTACGTCTACACTATGGACAACATCGTCTACCCCAAGCGGAAGACTATCAACCGCAAGGGGTCGGCGGCTGTGCGCGCTCGCTACAAACCCTTCCTCACGCTGCTGTCAGGCTATCTCAAAATGACGGCTGACCAAGAGGTGCCGCAAGGCGTGGCGCGGAACAACAGCCTAGAGGCATCGATGTTTTTCGAGGCCCACAAGGCCAAGCTACAGGGAGACAAGCACCTCGCCGTGCAGATGGAACTCATCCAGATGATGGCTAACCGCCGGATTGAGTTTTTCAACTGCCGCAACTCCAACGGTGGCTACAACTACGGGCGCAAGGTCAACGCTGCTGGAGTATTGGCTGACGCAAGGAAGATGCTGCATGACGCGCACCCTGCCGAAGCCTACGTGACAATCACGGTAACAGACGGGAGCATATTCAGAAGCAGACACTAAGAATAGAAGGCCAAACCAACTCAATCAATACACAAGTGTATAACGTTATACACACAAACAAGAGAGCAAATACCATGAAGATCGAATACTCCAACATGGCTGACACCCCGGTCATCATCGTCGCCACGCACGGCCACGTGTGGATTGCCAAGGGCATCGACTGTGCGGACGACCACATCCACCTCAAGCACGCCCGCACTGTGCGAAACTGGGGCACCACCAAGGGGCTGAACGAACTGGTCAACGGGCCTACCAAGGAAACCGTCATCGACGACCCGGCTCCTGTCCTGTTCCTGCCTGACGCCGCAGTCATTGCCGTCATCCCCTGTCGCTCGGCTGCGTGGGAAGGCAAGCTGTAGGAACGGTCTCGAAAGGCACCACGACCCCATGCACATCCAAGGGAAACTCAAACCTACCGCAGACAAGCGGCTGACATGCCGCCTTGCGGACCAGCACACCAAGGCCAAGGCCACCCGCGCACTCAAGCGCAAAGAACAGAGGAAGGACTACGACCATGCAGATGACTGACACAATCAAAACCGACTTCCCGCCCATGGACAAAACCTACCTACGCCAGCTGCCTATGCCTCGACTGATCGAACTGGTGCGGGGGGCGGCTGTAGCCCCTCGGCCTGTCAACTGGCATGACGTCTGTATTGTCCTGCTGGAGCGCATCGAGGACGCAGAGGGCTACCCGCACGTGCTGTACGAAGGGTGGCGCGACTGAAAAGCTACAGCTTTACCCTAGGGTTGACATAGAAACCCATATGGGGTATACTTAATGTCTGGGTGGGGAGAGGGAAAAGCCTCACCCAGACTTCCGTGCCTACACACAACGTGAAAACCAAAGGCGTACAAATCTGTATGCCGACAAGGAGCAACTACCATGGCTGCCATCAACTTCGGCTCGACCGTCACCCTCGAACAGGCTGCGCGTCTCATCGTGTCGGTGCCCAAGAACCGCTACTACATCAAGGGTGAACCCGGCATCGGTAAGAGTGCCCTGCTGGAAATGCTGCGCCAGATGCTGGCCGACTACAAATGTGTATACCGCGACGTGTCCACCATGGACCTCGGCGACGTTGGCTACCCGGCCATGGACCACGAAGCCAAGGTGTCGCGTCTCTACCCTATGGCTGGCTGGTGCATCACCGAGGGCAAGCCTGTCTGCATCATGCTCGACGAGTTCACCAAGGGCGCTGACCCGGTGAAGAACATGCTGCACCCGCTGCTGGAGGTGAACAACCCGCGCCTTGGCGACGTCTCCCTGCCCGAGGGCAGCATCGTGTTCATGACTGGTAACCTGACCAGCGACGGCGTCGGCGACACCCTCAAGGCGCACACCAAGAGCCGCATCACCACCCTGCACGTCAAGAAGCCAGACAGCGAACAGTGGCTGCGGTGGGCTGTGTCCAGCGGCAAGATCGACCCCGTTGTCATGGCTTGGGTGGACCGCTTCCCGCACGCTCTGGCTTCCTACACTGACGACGGCCAGTCGGAGAACCCCTACATCTACCAGCCCAAGAAGATGCAGGACAGCTACGTCACGCCGCGTTCACTGGAACTGGCTTCCAACATCATCACCAAGCGCGCGGAGTTTGACGACGCCAGCCTGATCGCTGCCCTGTCTGGCACCATCGGGGAGGCCGCAGCGCGTGACATGCAAGCGTTCATTGCCTTCCAAGATCAGCTGCCGCCGTGGGACAGCATCATCAACGAGCCGAAGCACGCGCGTATCCCGGACAGCAGCGGTGCCTGTGCCGTTATGGTGTTCGGCGCTGTGACCAAGGTGGACCGCAACAACATCGACCAGTTCATGGTCTACCTCGACCGGCTGGCACCCGAGTGGCAAGCGGCGTTCTGCATCACCATCGCCCGCGACCCGGCCAAGCAAGCCATCGCCTTCTCCAACAAGTCCTTCGCCAAGTGGGTGCTCGCCAACGAGGACATTATCTAGTCCGTGTAAACTTACACGCCGCTACACATCTATACAGGGAGCACTAACACCATGGCGCAAGCCACCGCCGAGAGGCGTCTGCAGAAGACACACATCCAGCTTATGCGGACCCCCGAGTTCGCCCTCTACTCCGGCCTTCTCATGGTCGGGACCAGCACAGTCAGCGAGACGTTCCCGTCCGCTGCGACAGACGGAAGGAACAAAATCTACGGGCGCAAGTTCGTCAACGAGTGCAGCGACAAGGAACTGGCGTTCGTCGTCATCCATGAAGCTATGCACGTGGCCTTCCGGCACCTTACCGTGTGGCGTGCCCTGTGGAAGATCAACCCGCAGCTTACCAACATGGCCTGTGACTACGTCATCAACCTGCTGATCGTGGACGCTGACCCGTCCGCCAAGATCGTCGCCTTCCCTATGCGCGACGGCAAGCACTACGGCCTGTACGACGTCCGCTTCCGGGGCATGAACACCAAGCAGGTGTTCGACATTCTTATGAAGGAGCAGAAGGACAAGCCCAAGGGCGGCAACGTCCAGCCGGGCGAACCGGGCGACGGGCAAGGCGAAAGCCAACCCGGTGGTGGCGAGAGTGGCAACTTCGACAGCCACGACTGGGACGGTGCGTCCAACCTTAGCGAGGAGGAAGCCAAGGAACTGGAGCGCGAGGTCGATCAAGCCCTGCGCCAAGGCGTCATCAACCAGCAGAAGGCTGGCAAGGGTGGCGGCAAGATGCCCCGCGAACTGGGTGACCTGCTGGCTCCGCAACTGGACTGGCGTGACCTGCTGCGCGAGTTCGCTGTGTCTGCGTGTGCTGCAAAGGACACCTCGTCATGGCGTCGCGTCAACCGTCGCTTCATCGGTAGCGACATCTATATGCCATCGCTCATCGGTGAGAAGGTCCGCAACGTCGTCGTTGCGGTAGATACGTCTGGGTCTATCAACGCGGGCGCGCTCAACAACTTCCTGTCGGAGGTCAAGAGTGTAGCCGAGACGGTGCGCCCTGACGCCGTGGACCTGATCTACTGGGATACCCGCGTCGCCTCCCACGAAGTCTACACCAACAGCGATCTGGACAACCTTGTTAAGTCCACCAAGCCAAAGGGCGGAGGCGGCACCGACCCCTCCTGTGTGGAGGCATACATGAAGAAGGAGAGCTTAGTCCCTGATTGTATCATCGTCCTGACTGACGGCTACGTGCCTAACTGGGGCAAGGACTGGAACGCCCCCATTCTCTGGGTCATCGCCGGTAACTCCAACGCCCAAGCCACCACCGGCAAAACCATCCACATCAACTAGGAGCAACCACCATGTTGGACATTCAGAAAACCGCTATCGCCCGCCTCATCAACGCCCTTGAGGGAGCCAAGGCCAACTACAAGATCATCCTGCCTGACGGCACCGAGTACGGGACGCTGGAGACCAAGCCCGTCAAGACTGTCAAGCCCAAGGGCAGCCGCGCATCGCCTTACCCCCGTGGAGAACTGCACAGCTACGTCACACCCTTCCTTGCCGACATGAACGTCGGTGACGTGATGGTCATCCCCTACGGCAAATACCCCGGACCCCTGCTGGCCACATGCTGCTACTCAACCGCGTTTTCCCTCTGGGGCAAGGGCAACTGCATGGGCAGCCGCAACGACAAGACGAAGACTGTCGAAATCATGAGGCTCGGATGAGCAACCAACTCATGGCCACCGTCAGCATTGGCTACAAGACCTACGTCATGCCAGTAGACGAAGCGGTGGCTGTAGCTAAAGCCTTGGCCACGGCAGAAAGCTACGACACCAAGTACCGCCCCAAGGAGGAAGGCGACACGACCCACCACGTCTACGCACAAAAGCAGCAGAACCTGCCCAGCGTGCAGCTTATGTCCTACGAGACCTACCGCATGGCCAAGCTGGCCGGGCACCCCTGAAGCAACCATACACATCTGTATAGTTACAACCAACACAACGGAGCAACTACCATGAGTATCTCTACTTCTTCCGTCCTCGTCGAAATGAACATCGCCGTGTGGACGGCCAACAAGGTCGATCGCAGCGCGACGGCTACGGTCATCAACGACAACTCCGCCGTCCGCTCGGCTGCACAGGTTCGCAAGAACCTTATGGCTGGCACCACGCAGCGAAAGGAAATCGCCGACTACGCGGCTAGCTGCCGGGTGTGGCACTCGACACAGACGCTGCCGTGGTCTGACCGGGGCGCTCGCCTCCTGCCCACGTCCCTCTTCCTTGACTACAAGGCGGAAGCCAACCTGCGACGCACCAAGTTCAACTCGCTCGTCGATGGCTTCCTGCAGGACTACCCCAAGCTGGTGCAGGAAGCGCAGGTCCACATGGGCAGTCTGTTCGACGCCGCCGACTACCCGGACGTGGAGGCTATCCGTGACAAGTTCGGCTTCCGTCTGGTGTTCAGCCCGGTGCCCGAGGCTGGCGACTTCCGTCTGGATATTCCTGCGGAGGAACTGGAGGCTATCAAGTCTGGCTACGACACCGACTTCCAAGACAGGGTGTTTGACGCAACCGGCTCTCTGTGGCGGCAGCTGCACGACATGCTGACCAGTATGTCTACAAAACTACAAGATGAGGAAGGGGATGAAGCTGTGAAGAAACGCTACCACGACAGCTTCCTCGACAACGCCGACACCCTGTGCCGCATGCTCTCCCACCTCAACATCACCAACGACCCGGTGCTGGACGGAGCGCGCCAGCGCATGGAGGACGCCATCAAGGGGCTGAACATGGACGGCATCCGGTCCGACCCGTTCTACCGCGCCGACGCCAAGGCCAAGCTGGACGACGTGCTTAAGCAGTACGAGTGGTGATGGGTATGACGTCTTTTGTGTTTCCTCCCGTGTCTGCCTACCAACGCGCCGCTACGCTAACAGCCAACTTGTTCACAGAGATAACCGAACTACGGGGCGTTGACCAAGTCATAGAAACAGAACCTCAAGGGGTTATCCGTGGCTGGGATGAAGGCCCTATTGGTAGCTGGTCAGAAGCTTCTGACGGAACCATCACCATCGAAATAGACTAGGAGCAACGACATGAACTTCAACAACATGAGCGAGTGGCACCACACAGTTGTGGTGCCACGGACGCCCAACGTCATCTTCGCTACGCACATGCAACACCTCGAAAATGTGCAGCGCAGCGGCTTCCTCAACGACCTGCCCAACAAGCTGTACAAGGACACACTTCTGACCGCGCTGGCAGCAGCTAAGGAGAAACCTGACTGGAAGTTCTTCATCACCCACACCGGAGGCGCTTACTCAACGTCCTGTGCTGTGGTGCACGGAGAGGAACTGCTGGGCACGCTAGGCATCGAGCATTACTACGACAGTAAAAAAGGTTACTCCGCAAGCTACCGCCTGACACTCACCACTCCATCTATCCGCAAGAACGCGCAGCGCAAGAACTACGCGGCCACCAACAACCCCAAGCGAATGCTTAAAATGGTGCTGGAGGAGTGCATCCCGACACCCCCGGAACGGGTAGCAACACAGAGGGCTGAACTAGCAGCCAACAAGGCCAACCAGCTTATAAACGACGCCACGACCTACAGCGTGGACTCCAATATCAACCCTACACATCTGTATGCTTTCCTGCAGGGGCAAGGTCTGTGGGAGGCCTTCAAGCACGTAGCCGTGGCGTACGGGGCAAACCCGGAGTTCGGTTCAGAGGTGGAGCGGCGGTGCGCGCTGAAAACTGTTGGCGACACGCTGGCACTGGCCAAGAAGAGCGGCAAGCTAACTGTCGCTACGCCTGTCGCTGGGGGTTACTACCTTAGCAGCATGGACACATCGCGAGGCTTGGCTGCCGGACCACCTGTGTACATTCCTGACATTGCCTTGAGCGACGGCATGCGAACCAAGCTGGGTATGCTCAAGCTGGCCAGCGCCAACACGCTGGTGCCAGATACCGGCGTGCGCGTGAACGACAACGGCAACGCTTACGTAGTAGTAGGAGAAGGCTAATGGATGAACAACAAACACCGGCAAGCGTGGTGGAGCGCGAACCTGTAAGCAATCCTTACAAGTTGGCCGAAGCGTCGAAAGCGTTTCTGACCGAGGCGGCGCGGTACTTTGAGACTCGCCCAACAGGCGGTGAGGATGCAGCCCACTGGTCCAACGTCTTCAACGCGAAGAACTGCCGCGAAGCCGCCACCCTGATCGAACGCCTGTCAGCGGAACGGGAGGAGGCTGTCTCGTTGCTGCGCGACATCGTGGAAACGCCCCGCGCGGAATACAGCGCCGAGACTGCCGCTGACAGCATCCGCGCGTTTCTAGCCGCCCTCACTCAGGGAGAGAGCCGACAGACCGGGTGGCGGGACGCTGACACGCTCGCGACCCTGCTGGACAACGTGGTCATCGCGCAAAGCCTGTCCCGTGAACTGCGAGAGCAGGCCCACGACGCGGCACGGTCATATCTCTATAACCGCCGCCAAGCCCGAGCCGCCCTCCCTGCCGCCCCTACTCCTGCTGATGGGGGTGGGGAATGAGCGACCCCGTTTCCCTGATTGACCGCCAGCAAGAGCGCGACGCGCGGGCGCTTATGCGCCTCATCCACGGCGGCGAGATTGACAAGTTCGCCACTGAAATAACGGCGCGATGGGAGCGAAACGAACGTCTCCGGGCTAGCACCCCTGCCAAAACTGGCGCGGTGGGGACGGAGCGAAGCGAAGTGCACCATGAAACCGGAGAGCAACCATGACCACCAGACTAGAGCCGGTGGCTTGGCGGTTCTTGTACGGCAATGCGCCGGAAGGGTGCTGGTCGTACTCGAATACCGCCCCGGACGAAGCGGATAAGAACCACAAGCGCGTCCAGCCCCTCTACGCAGCAGCCCCCACCCCTGATGGGATGCGGGAGGCGGTTGTGCAGGCCATATACTGCCCCGACATTTCGTATGGTTCGGCCAGCGCAGCAGCGGAGCGCGTCCTCGCAGCCATCGAAACCCGAGCCACCCTTACAGGAGAAGGCGGCTAACTATATACAAATCTGTATCGAGGGCGGGGCGCAAAACCCCGCCCTTTTTTGTTGACTTTAACAACCAGCCGTGTAAGTTTACACGCCTACGGAGGAGCAGACGAAGTGGCACGAACACCAGCAGCCAGACTAGCGGCGCGAACCGAACCCGACACAAACGGCGGGTGCTTGCTGTGGACCGGCTGCACCACCAACGACGGCTATGGCCATATCAGGGTTAATGGTAAACTAGTTCTAACCCACCGCCTTGCGTGGTCAATAGCTAACGGACCTGTTCCGGCGGGCCAGCAAGTACTTCACCGCTGCGACGTCCCCGCATGCGTCAACCCCGACCACCTATTCCTCGGAACGCACGCCGACAATATGGCGGACAAGACGACTAAGGGGCGTAATAATCTTGCCAAACTAACAGCCGCCGACGTGCTGGCTATACGGGCACGGCTAGCTGTCGGCGGCGAAAGCCAGCTAGCTATCGGAAGAGACTTTGGTGTCAGCCAAGCGGCGGTTTCTTTTGTCAAGCTGGGCAAGCGTTGGTCCCACCTATTAAGCAAACGGGGAGACAACTGATGGCTATGACTCCGGAAAGAAACATAAAAAATAAGGTGGTGGCCATACTGAAAAAGTATGGTGTCTACTACTTCTTCCCGGCGACGTACGGGATGGGCCGCAGCGGGGTGCCTGACATCATCTGCTGCGTGTCGGGGCGCTTCCTCGCTATCGAGTGCAAGGCTGGCAGGGGCAAACCTACAGCCCTGCAAATGCACGAGATTGACAGCATCCTTAGCGCGGGCGGCTCCGCCCTCATCATCAACGAGGTCACCCTGCCCGAGGTAGAACTTAAGCTGCGGGCCATGCTGGGGTTTGAACTATGACCGTTCCCACCAAGGC